AACAGAGAATTCGTAACGACTGACATGCCAGGCATCTTTGATGGCTGGGAAAAGAACGATATTCAAGCTTACTGTGCTGGCGTCCTTGATGGAGATGGTCACATATCCGTTAAGGACAAGGAGTATGGTAAGACTGTGATTTCTATAACCAATAAGTTCAAACCAATGCTTACTGGAATTTCGCTATTATATGGTGGATATATTCAGGAGCATAAGGCAGACAAAAGGGCTTGGTTGGAATGGAGATTACATAACAATGAGAAGAAGGAAATGTTTCTTTTAGCAACCCTTCCATATCTCATTGTGAAGCGCGAGAAAGCGCTTCGTGCCTTGAACACCATTCGTAAGTCCCGGTTTAAAAAGATGAAGATACAGTCTGACCTCATGGGTGACCATGAGAGCGCTCTAACGGGAACGTTGGAAGCCATAAACACAATGTAAGCACACACCAGTTGGACAGGCTAAGATGGAAGACTTGGTTTCGGTTGATTTGACCGAGATGATTGAGCTTCCTGGTACTGGTGTTCGTTTCTTCCAAACGAATCTCGTGACGAAGACCAATGATTACAAAGGTGTGACCGGTTTGACCGCTCTTCGTACTTATATCTTTGGACGAGATGGTATCTATAGCATCAAACTTGGTGCTCAGGGTGATACGGCGTTTGGTGATGGTGAATGGCAGAACATAAAATGCAATGTTGTTCAGAACGCCGAACCCACCGTTGCTGATCCTGAAGGTCTTATCCCTGGATGGACCAGCTACCGCGTGCATTTCACAACTTCGTTGGGACCGGATACCACTATCCGTCAGCGACAGATTGACGCGGCTTCGGCAATTAGCTAGAGCTTTTCGGGATGAAAATCCCGCTTAGTTCTAATAGGAAAATAGGCGGCGTATTGTTAAATCAATATGCCGCCTTTACTTCCTTGTGTAACAGGAGGACGCACAAATGACATGTGAAACATGCTCTGACATGACTATGGCAGTTGAGGCCATGGGAGAGGAGTTAATTCGCTTAAAGCGATCTAATAAGATTTTGAGAAACGTAAACAGTACGTTACGCAGGGAAGTTACTGCCTTGAAAGAGGGCAAAGATCAACTTTTTCTAGAATTGTGCGCAACGAAACCATCAGCCGAGATTGCTATGGGAGAACTGTGGGGCAGCGGAGAATTTGATTGCGGACCACAGGATTATGAATTCATAGTCAATCGTTGTATTGAAGCAGTAAGGGAATACAATGCAAGCCGCACCAACCCCGATTAGCAAAACTCGGTATTAGGTTATAAATTTTATCATCTCTGTGGAAAGAGGTTAAAGGTCGGATTACCTGAAACTTTTGATTATACAGAGCATGATTTTGTCATCTACTTGGTCGGCCAACCAGTGTGATGGCACCCAATGCAAAGTATATGCATCACGGCAGCCGGTGTCTTTGCATTGTGGTATTCGTTTTTTTAGAGACGGAGGAACAATTGGAAATCAGTCTTAAAGGAACCCATCTGGAGGATACTCCTCCATGGATGACTTACTCATCTGAGCTTGATGAGAAATTAAGTCCGAAGCTAGAAGAAGAAATTGCTGAATATTCTCAGCACAGGCACGAAAAGACCAGCACACAGAATGAAGAAGAATTGTGCCGTCAGAGAGAAATTAATCAGGAAATTTCTAAAGAGTATCAATGGTTGCATCCTAGTGAATATGCAGAAGAGGGCCCTAGAATAGGACGTATTTTGCACTCTTCTGAGTTTATTAATAAGCTTCGTAATAAATGTAAACTCAAATGTTGGTATTCTGACCATCCTCAGCCTAAGAAACTAACTCTTCTAGTACAGCGCACAGATTTAGTTGCTCCAGAAGTAGGGTGTTGGGTTCAATTTGGGTTTATGCCGGAATACTCTATTGTTCGTTTTGATGAACATGGGATTCCACTAGATGAGAGGTTGCGTGGGTGGCGCACTTGTATCTTGCAATTGATAATCAAGGGATTATTGAGCGAAGATACTGCTCATCGTGTATTCGGAAAGGCAGAAGGTCCAGTATCGGATAGATACAACCGTACATTGCATGGTTTTCGAAACACATACAAAGGATAAATAAAATAGGGAGGAATTTATGGCAGACGAAAAAGAGTTGGAAAAGATTGTAGTGAAAAAAGACACGAAAAAAGACTCTGTTACGGGAATGACAGCAGAGGAAATGGAACTTGAGATTAAGCGTCTAGAGCTTGAAGCTAAGAAGCTTGAAGTTCAGGAGAAGAAAGCAAACCTTCAGGATTTGCGCGAACGTTTGGATGAGCGAGAGCTAAGACGTGAAAATATTAGACAGAGAAGCATTACCAATGGACAGACGCTTCAACAGTTGGCAGCGGCAGACCGCCTTTCGCAGAGTCGTTGTAACCACAGAAAAGGAGGAAACGGCGCTGAAGGTGTAGTAACCGGTCAAGGAGATGATTCACAGTATGCTGTGTTGAAACATACGTTTTGTAACGGTGATACATGGGTACGTTGTTTGCGCTGCGGAAAGACTTGGAAACCTCCTATTCTGTCTAAGTTTAAGACCAAAGAAGATTACGAACTGGCACTGGCAGAGTACCAGGCGGCAGTGGGGTTCCAAACTCGTAACGTAACCTCTGGCTCCATCATGTTTAAGTTTTCCGATGGTGGTCAATATTTTCGTGAACAGCTGTCAGAGTCCACTCTTCGATAAATAGTTTAGTTAATGTGGAAATCAAGCTTGATTACCGTAACAGCCGGTATGTTTGTAAAGAGGAAATATGGCAGGAAATAGCACTATAACACTACAATCAATTGTCGATGATGCGGCTTCTTTAGGAGAAGTATCTCCTGCCTTATCCGTAGGCGGGTTTTCTGATGCTCCTGCACTCTCGATAGCTAATGACGTTATGGCCGCTATGTTGCTTGGTGGCCCATCCGGTCAGCCTTTTAACTGGAAGTGGAATCGCTTTAATGTTAAACCATTCCCAACTATTAGTTTTCAACAGGATTATTTTGTACCAGATGTTGTCAATTTAGGTTGGCTAGAAAGTGCGTGGGCTTCTAATATTAATCAAACATCTGTTCCAAAAACAAAAATTCAGCTGGAAGTTGCAAGGGATTTGGAAGTCACTGATATTCAGACTGGATATCCAGGAAAAATCTGTTGGATTCCTAATGATCAGTGTCAAATTGGCAAATGGGGACAGTCTCCGTTAGGCCCGACTGTGGGTAATCCTTCTGGACAGACAAATGTCGCCGGTATAGGGTCATCTGGTATTCAGAACCCAGGTCCCAATGTAGTTTATACCAACCCAATTGGTTCGCTACAGACACCAATTAATGCAACAACCTGTATTGCCGATAGCAATGGAAATCTGTGGGTTTTAACTACGTTTGGAACGTGTGGAAGCTCTGAACCATTGTGGCCAGCTAACCCTCAATATCCTACTTTAAAAAATCCTAGCACTCCATCTACCACGGTTGCGGATGGAACGTGTGTATGGACGGCTATAAACCCTAAGGGACAGGGGTTCCGTTTGAATCCTGTTCCTCCACAAACAGGGCTAGTGTGGCTTATACAGCCTGTTGCACAGATGCGTGTTCCTATCTTTACTAGTCTTACACAAACACTTGAACCAGTTCCTGATGATTATGTTACATATTTTAAGCAAGGATTTTTTGCAGAATGTTATAGACGAAATCCAGACCCTAAAGTTAGAAGCAAATATATTATGGAACGTCAGGTATGGCTAGAAGCCCTAGATAAAGCAGTGCGTCAAGGATCTAGAGAAAGTGATGATTTTGGTTTCTATCCCAACTCCGGTGTTATGGACACAGGTTGGTCGGTTAATCGTATACGTCCTGATATGCCATATGGTCCGTTTTAAAGAAAAAGAGTAGTTGTTGTTTAGTTGACACACTCATTTAAACGAACAAGATTAGTTCGGGCCGAGCAGAGGACCGTATACACATTTTACGGGCGGCTGAATGATTGCGCGATGCTCTGATACGGGGCGCTATCCAAAGGCAATGTTGTGCGTAATTTGTTATCTACTATTACTTTTTTTGTCTTATCTCTTTGTGTGGGAGTATCTCAGCCTTCCACTGTCTCGGTAATTCCTGCTTCATTAGATGCGGGAGTTGCCCATAGAATAGATTTTGAATCTAAAACTGATGACGTATCTTGTTCATCTATTGCCGTAGGAGAACATACTCTGCTAACGG